ACAGCGCCATCCGCAACGTATCGGTCGCCAAGTTCTGCCCCGCTTGGAGCATCTCCTGTTTAAAGCTGTTTGTTAGTCCTTGCTGGATAGGCATTATGGATTCACCCTAATCTTCGCCTGACCGTCGCGGTACGCATCGCCACGCTCCAGACCTGTACCCAGACGATTGAGTTGACCCATAGCCTCTTGGTACTTCTTCTCGTACTGACCGATCATGTCGGCTTCACCCTTCAAGAAGGTATACGCCTCAACCAGAGTGCCATACAACAGCACCGGGGAGTAATTGTCAGCAAGCCACGTACGCCCGTTAGGATTGCTCACCGCAGTAATCGGGACACTAAACGAAGTCCCGCCTTCTATAAACGCTGTTAAAGACTGCCCAACTATGTAGTTAACCCCGCCGTTAGTCAAAGTTACTGAAGTAACAGCGCCACCAGAAACTACAATATCCGCAGTGGCACCAATACCTGTTCCGACACCTACTGTAAAAAGCGATATATTGTAGTAAGTTCCGTTTACATAGCCTGACCCACCTGTAATTAAGCCAAGTGCAGTAACTGGACTTTGAATAATCGACTCTGGGTAGTAGTAATAGTGCAACTCGACGTTGTACGCAGCATCTGGAGTTGGGCCAAGGATAAAACTCAACTCGTCCGTGATGGTGCTAGATACAACGGTCGGACCAAACAGTGCGTAGTACTTAGGCAGTCCTTCGCTGTTCGGATTTGGGTAAGCCGCACGGATGAAGTTCACATCCTTATTCAGTAGGTACTCGTAGTTGCCAGTACCGTCGATTACCGCTATCGAGAAGACCGACAAGAAGTCGGTCGGGCATGACAAATACTTATTGCCGTCTGTGGTAACACCCATGACGTTCTTACGAAGCGCAGGAATCTGCACCGTGTTGTAAACGCGCTCTTCAGCCTGCTGAATAAAGAAATTAATCTGGCTCGTACCATCAGACGTGGTTGTGCCACCTGATACGGCTGTCCACGTATTTGTTGGAAAGTCGTTTTGCAGGTAGTTCTTAACCGCAATGAAAAGCTCGTTGTACGTCATAATTAACCCATCGGGCCACGCGACATTACGCCTTTAGTGGCAGCGCCAGTACCGCGCATCTTGATGCCAGTAGTCTTAGGCTCTTTATAGTTACCCTTGCTGACAACGCCACCACCGATGTTCATCTCGCTCATGTACTGAGCGCCCGACTTCTCTGGCACCTTTGCTGTTACTTTTTTAGCGTCCATAGTATGTGGCTCCGCATAAACAGCAGCTTGACCTACTTCTTTACCCATCATCTTTTTGCTGTACCCCATATCAGCCTCCGCGCTTGTAGGTGAACGAAGACTTTTTCTGATTAGCAACTTTAGCCAAACCACGTCCAAGCTGTTTCATTTGAAGGTTGGTTTTGCCGCCTTTAGCCATCTTGTGCATACGCTGCTCATGGCCTTTGACCGCCTTTTTGGCGACCTTTTCCATCATTGGCTTGTCTTTTTTAATGTCTGAGTGTTTCATGTCAACTCCTACGAGATTGTCACGGTGCCTACGACACCTGCTGACGTTAAATTATTTGGCGTTAGCCCCACGTCGTTACCACTTGCCCCACCTACCGGAGCCCAGCCCCACTGGAATACCCGGCTACCGCCTTCTGGGAACCCATCAGCATCGACTGCCGTCCCCGGTGTTTCCGTTATTTGCAACCCGTTGTAGCCTGACTGCAAGTAGCTCACATCTGGTCTTGGCTCTCGCACTGCTTGTGGGTCGTTAACCGGATACAAACCTAATGATAGCTGCGGCTGATCAGGTTCCCAACAATTTTTGCAAACCTTGATCGCCACCTGCTTGGTCTTGATCGTCAGCTTGCGCAGCTCTTTCAGCTTGTACCGAAACCCGCATCGATCACACTCAGAAATACTGTGTTTGCCGCTAGAGTACTTACTTGGCATACATCACCTGTAGAAAGTGGTACGCGGCACAAACCGATCCGGCGCTTTTTCCCTGTCCTCCGCAGATGCAAAATCCCAAGCCTCGTCATACATCAACTTCAACGCCTGAATTCTGGTTGGATCAACCTCGGGCTTCTTAACTGCAATCATGTACGCCAACCCTGCCACCAAGCAGTTTTGGAAACGGAATGGGATGTCAACCACGTTAGTGCCATCCCCAGCGTCAAAAATACGCTTTAGCCGCCAGTAATAGAATATGTAGTACGGATTGCCTACTGCGCCCTGATCCGGCGAAGGCCACACATTAATCTGTGGATATTTCGGTACCGCTGCATTTGACCCAACCTGTTGCCCCGACTGGCGGTTGACCCACACCTGAATCGGACGCCCCTGTGTCAACTTGTTTGGGATAGTCGCGTAAGTAGAGACGCTTATGCGGCTGATGTTGATGTCGGTCTGATTAGAAATCTGTCCGGAATTAGTGCGAATAACATGTTCAAGAAGATCAACGGTATCAATAGGTAGATCATAAGTCACCTGCCCCTGCACAAGATTGATCGATCCCTGCTCAATAGTCCACAGGTTGATACCACGGTTTGCCCACTCGCCAATCAGAAAATTCAGACTACGCCGTGCCGTGCGGAAGTCATAGCCAGTACGCAGTTCCAAACCGCAACGCTCAAACGCCTCTTCGAATATATCGTTGAGGTCGGGATTGAACGCTGTTGTGTTGGTTGTAAAAGCCATCTTAAGCCCTTGTTTTCCCGCGAATTGCAATGCCGTCTGCACGTTGTGAGGCTGTGCGTACTTTACCGCCTTTTTTGTACCCTTCGCGCTCCATCATTGCTTTGGGGTCAAGTTCAGCCCCCAACTGTAATTCTTTCCTGCTCATCGAACCGCCAACACCGGAACTACCGCCAAGACTAGTGCCTTTTATCGGCGACCACTTACCAGTCTTCTTGTCATGTATCTCTACGCTGTCAGCCGATACTGCTCTGTTTTCCTTAACATCGCCACGCGGCGCACGAATTAAAGTTTGCCCTTCTGGGTAGTTCGTCTTTGGATTGTCAACAGCAGTCCAATACTTAGTGTTCCTACCGCCTTCTTTAGTTAATACATACCCTTTTTCTCGAATGGCTTTGGCTTCATCATCGCCCCCCATACGCCGCTGGACATAGGCTGTATCAGTTGAGCCGCCCGGCAAAAATGGCACTACCCTATTTCGTTCCTTTGGCATTACCTAAACCTCGCGGTCTTCTGCGCTATGCGTTTTGGCTGCGCGACGAATTGCTTGCCACTTTTCTTCCCTGCCCGCTTTGCCTTCGTCGTGGCGGCATACTCGGCTGGGCTTAGTGCCTTGATCGCCTTTTCCGGGAGATACCTCTCTCCGGTTTTGGACGACGGTTTTCCGCTCTTTGTCCGCCATTTCTGGTCTCCCCAGTTTTTAAGCGACTGTTGCGGGGCTTTCATATCAGTCCTTGTACCCACCGCCAGCGGCTTTATACTTCTTAGCCACGAGCTGCGCTTTACGGGCTGACCACTGACCAGCGCCGGTGCCATGAGTTGCTGCGGCCTTTACCTGAGACACAATCCTCTTACGCAGTCCGGGCTTGGTGTAATTACCAGCAGCATTGACCTTGCCACCATCCTTATAGACTTTCACAGGCTCGTTGCCGTCCCGTTTCTTGATCTTTCGGATTTTGGCTGGGTTAACCGCACCCATCCCGCGTGAGGGCATCATACGATTCGCCCCTTAGTCTTACCACGTATTGCACAACCGTCGGCACGAGAAGAAGCAGACCCGCCAGAAGCCATTTTCTTCACGGGTTTAGGCATTGGCATTGGCTTGGCACCTTTTACTGAACCCATATCTGGATCTACCGGTGGGGTACCTGTTTCAGCCATAAAAATTTCTGCTTCGCCCGTGTCGCCTTTCGGACGACGGTTATCTTGCTTAGCCATTAGCAGATCCTTCCCTTGGTCTTGCCGCGCTGTGCGATACCGTCTGCACGAGAAGAAGCGGACTTAACTGCACCGCCTTTAGCCATCTTTCTAAATTCCTTACCAGAGCCAAGACGCTCTGTAGCCATATCAACAACACTTCGACGCTCTGGTATCCCTGCTTTAGCGCGTTCAACGGCTAAATCCATACTACGTTTGTTACGTGTCGCAGTAATTGCCTTATCGTCCGTGTATTTTTCCAATGGAGATGTACCAGAGCCTTCCATGCCAGCACGCCCACGACTCATTACACTAGAGGCGCTCTCCATATTGGCGTCTACAGGGAATGACTGCGATGCAGAAGGCGCGGACTTTTTCTCGCCTTTCATCTCCGTGGTGTACTTCTGACCGTTCCACTCAAAGGTTTTCTTACCGCCTTTACGCGCTTCAGCAAAAGCTTCTTTAAAAGTAGTGCCTTCGTCGTCGTAATAAAGTTTGTCAGCCATGATGGTCTCCTATTAGCAGTACTTCTTAGCCATACCGCCTTTTTTCATGCCGGTAGAGCCTGCCATCTTGACCATCGTGCCCTTGGTCTTGCCTTTAACAGCAACGCCATCTTTGCTAGGAGCAGCAGTCTTAACAGCGCCCATCTTCGATGCAGCCATACCGCCTTTAGCCATCTTGCCTTTACCATCAGCCGCAAACGCTGGCACTTTCTGACCGCCCTTCATAACCATAGGCATACCACCATCGGCGTAGCCGCCCATCGCCATCTTCTTGACCTTGCCGCCTTTTTTCATGCCGCTGACTGCTTTGCGTTTGGACATATCCGACTCCGACGAACGCTTTTCTGATTCAGAAGTTAATTTGAGTGGCATACCGCCCTCCTTTTTGGTGAACTCGCGCCCTACGCTCATCGGTACGCCAACTTTTTTTGCGAACGACGGACTGTGAGCGACAGCCCGCATAAACTTCTCTTGCTTCTCACTCTTGGCTGGCATCTGGTTTTTTCCGGTTAGTTAAACCACGAACCGTATCGGATTCCCAGATACGAATGCTGAACCAGATAATGCTAATGAGTGAAAACACAGTAGGTAACCATGCAAGTAAGACACCCAACCCCGCGAGTATGGAGATGTTGTCCATTAGGTCTGGTTCGATGTGGTCTTTTAACATTTCCAAGCCCTCAATGATTTATTGATCCGGCTGTTCGGGTCATTCGCGGTCTTGGCTGAAGTCAGCTTCTTTTTCATCCCCGACATACGGGCACAGAATGACTTCTTCCTAGCCCCGCCTTCCGGCTGGGGGGCTTTCAGACCGGGCTTACCCGGATTAGCTGCGTTATAAGAGGCACGTCCTTTGGCGTTCAAACCGCCTTTGGGATTCTTCCCCTCTTTCCTCTGCCATGCTGGAGTCTTAGCCATAGAACACCGTCGCAGTTACCGATGAGCCACAACCCACAAAGATACCGTTAGGGCAGTAGATGCCTTCGCCGGGGATCAGTACAGGTAGGCCAATCGTATTAAAGGTATCGATCTCTAAAGCAATACTGCTATACATCGTGACGTTACCGCTTGTGGTCGTAGTCGGCGCATCCGTACAAGTAAACGTGTCGTCGCCCGTCTTTGTGATTGTGTACGCGCCATCCCGGCCTGTTCCAGATGTAAAGTCCAGAAACACCCGATCCCCAGTCTCAAGGCCGTGGTTTACTATTGTGACTGTAATTGTGGCACTTGGGCTTGTACGGCTGTAGGTGCCGGACTTCTGTTCTACCGGGTCGCATACACAGGTATTTCTTGCAGACACGGTTGCACTTGTCACCGTAATAGATTTCAGCCGTACGGGAATCTGAGTTACCAACAGTCCAGTGTTTGCGGCACGGGCGGATTTAACGTCAGTCTGCATCATGGCCTATTCCTATCCGTAAAAAATAGTCATAGTGACGTTGGCAGATGGCAGCAGAATAAACAATCCGCCTGTTGCAAGAATGCCTTCACCCGGAATCAGCGTGTAATACGCCGTCCCTGAAGAAGAATCCAGTTCAACAAGGACTTTAGGGTATAGCGTTACATCGCCGCTGGTAGTCAGACTTGCCGTAGTTACAGTAAACGTATTGGTTGTTGCATTCGCTACAACATAGCTGTCGTCTACCGCTGTGCCGCTAGTAAAGTTAAGCCCAACTATGTCGCCGTCCGACAACCCATGATTGGCAATAGTGATGGTACATGTCGTTGAACCCGGAATATCGTACGTTCCCGTCAACGCCCCCGCAGTATCCACCACACACGAGTTGAAAGTTGTAGACGTAACGGGGGATATAACCACGCCTTTTAAACGTGTGCGATCACCATACGCAAGCGTTGAAGCTGTTGCATGAAACGACTTTACGTCATATTGCATCGCCATCTTGGCTCTCCGGTTTCTCTAGCTTGGCAATGCAGGCTTTTAACTCCGCATTTTCTTTTGCCATAGCCGCTACGATTCCCATGACATGATCTCTTTGGCTCTCCAGAAGCCCAAGCATTGCCTGAACCTCTGGATCTTTATGAGTCAACATTAAGCAGCGCGAGTAACCAATTTCCAAACCGGACTGGTGATCGCCCCTGTCTGGAGGTAAAGGTTAGCACCGGTGCTGTCAATGTACATCGAGCCGGGACCAGCAAAGTTGTCACCCGTTGTACCGTCAACAGGAGCGCCCGTAGCAACCATAACCACAACATCATCTTCCATGCGGATGTTGGCTTTGGTGTAAGGAATAACGCCCGAAGGACCGCCACCATCAGCAATGGGG